ACCCAGTCTTCAATAGTAGTAGCTGAAATGCTATCTAATTCATCTTTCATGCCTAACTCTGTTGCAATAACAGACAGCTTGTACATGATTTCATTCTTAGCTAAGTTTGCATCATTAAAGCTGTCAATCCATATAGATGCAGATACTCTTGAAGACTGACCTGTATATTTAGGTCCTTCTAAGTTATCTTTATCTATTGCCCAACCTTCAAAGCCTTCCATTGCAGGACCTTCTAATGTTAACTCTAACATCTTCTTTCCTGTGTTTCTAGATTCTCTTACTAATGCACTATAGATATGTGCATACACTACTCCGGCTTGAAGAGACTTAGCTACTCCACCACCTGTTTTTACTTCCTGTCCTTTTGTACTAAACATGTTGTTTGTTTTAAATATTAAAATGTATTGTGAAATTTATTTTTCATAATCTGTGATAGCCTTACTTACAAGTTCTAAGTCATTTTCTATCTCAAATGTTGGGAACATATTCCTAGGTGCTTTACAAGTATTCTCACCGTTATTCTGTGTTTCAAATACATAACGGATATTACCTTCTTTGTCCTTCTTTACTTTACCAAATAGAACAATACTGAATAGACCTTCTAACGTAAGTTTTTCATCAACCATTTTACCAATAGTCTTTGCTTTAAACCTGCGTCTACCTTCTAAGTCAGTAGCTTCTTCTGCATGGGTTAAGAAATAGATTTGTAAATCCGGTCTTAAGTCTTTAGGCATTCTAGCTATACGAGCTAAGCCTGCACCAATTTGAGTAAACTTTTCATAGCCCTTCTCATCTACTCTTTCAAAGTATTCAAAGGAGCTCATGTACTGAAAGTCATCTACTACTATTGTTTTAATCTCAGGACGTTTTTCACTAACATACTTAAGACAAGCTTCTATGTTATGTACTCCTGATTTATCATACATATTGCCATTAGGATTTTCCTTAGACCATATTGTATATTTAGTTTTCCATCCTTTAAATGGAAGAGACTTATTAGCTACATTAATAATAAATGTTTCTTTTGGGTCTAGTTTTTCAATGCTAGTAGACTTACCAGCACCGGATTCTGCAATGATTAAAATACCTGTTGCCATGTGATTGTTATTTTGTGGATTTAATAAGTTCGTTTAACCATATTTTAGTACTAACAGCTTTACCTGTTTGAATAGCATAATAATCCCTAATGGTCATTTCACCATAAGGAGCATCTTCTATAGGAGAAGGAGCTTTGTATGCTGTTACTTTAGGGGCTGATGTAGTTGTACTAAAAATGGGATCACTACTTGTTACTGCAGATGATTTACTGATAACTACTGATGAAGGATTAACTGTTCTTAGTTCTTCTAAAGGAACTAAATAGGAACCTCTTTCATTGAGTTCAAATTCATCATCAAATGTAGATGTAGGAGGTATTCTATAAACGGTACGCTCTGCACTAGCAGGTTCTAAATCTCTAGTGATGAGCTCAAAAAAGAAACCTTTTTCTTTCTTGAATTCTGAGGCAAAGATTCCTACTACCATTTCTCCTCTGGAGTTGTAGAAGGGCATCTTCATGTTAAAATCTGTAATAGGAATTCCTAAGTCTTGTATTAGAACTCTGTGATAAGATCTAATAGCATCTAGTTTCATCCTTTTGAATTCCTTTTGGTCCATAGACACTGTCTGGTTGTCTGTACTAAAAGTTGACATCTTGTGAAGTTTTAATGTGTGATTGTATATTATGTTTCAAAGTCTCCGTTGTCATTAGAGTCTAGTGAAGCAGTTGTTAGTTGAGCTGCCGTAGCAGTTCTTTGTTGATAAGTGGGTCTATAGCCTTGATTAGATGGGTTAGTAGCTAACGGCTCACTTATTTCTATCATCTTTTGTTTGTCAAAGTTTCCTTTCATGAATAGTACATTGTTATCATCTTTACCATTTCTTACTTTGATAAGATGTACGTACAAATCATCTTTGAGAACTTTATAACCTTTCTGTCCATATACCGGCATAATATTAGCCTTGTAGGGATTAGATAAGCCAAGTACCATATCAGAACCCTGCATCAAAGCATCACCACCAAATATGTCAGATGAAGTAGGGTAGTTACCAAGTGTACCCGGTATTTTCCTTGTTGTTTCATCCATACCTCTGTTAAGTTGTGTAATCATTAATACAATTACAGGTAACTCATTCTTAACCCTCATAAGGGTTTCAGTAGTATTGTATATGGTTGCTATCTTTTCTTTCTCTTCAGCAGTTCTTTTGATTAACCAACTATGGTCAATAGTTACTATCAATGGTTTACCACCTAAAGCATTATAAGTTCTGTGTATAGCCTCTCTAATCTCTTTGTGGTTTAATGGACTATTAATTTGTGTTCTGTAAATACCAACTTTCTCTAATGCCTTACAGTCTTGTATATGTGATTTCATTAAACCAAATGAAAAGTCATCCAATTGTTTAGAAGAACTAAGTACTATATCATAGTCTAATGCTGTTTCAGCAGCAAAAGCCCTTGATGCAGATTGTTTAGCTCCCATCTCAAATTGGAATTCCAAAATGTTAAAGTCTTGATCTGGATTGTTAATTCTAGCTTCTCTAAGAATCTGACTAACTATCATTGTTTTACCGGCTCCTGGTCTGGCTCCTATAGTAATTAAGGAACCCCACTCTAAACCGTTTACACCTGCTCGGTTTAAACCTACCCATGGAGTTTTGAAAGATTTAATCCGACCATGTCTTCTATCGTCTATATATTGTAGACCTTCTTCTAATACTTCAGAATACAGTCTTAGACCAAAGGGTCTGTCTTTTAAAATGTCCATACTAATTTTTTATACTGCAAATGCATCTTCTATAACTCCTTTCATAGTAGAGCTTACATTTTCTATACAGTCTTTTTGGCCATTTAAATAGGCTACTTTCATTAAGTGCTTAACAGCAAAGTCAAACCCCGTATAACTAATAGCTTTAATACCACCTTCTTCAGTTACGTTTACGGTTACTTGTTCAAATAATTGTTTGATGAGTTCATCTTGTAATTCCATACATTTTTGGTTTTGGGATAACAAATTTAGAGAACTATTCTCTAAATTCAAAGAGTTCTACAAATTATTTTAAATATATTTTTGGGGGAAGTCTACATATTAATTTACAAAATATTCAGTAGACTTGGTTCATCTAAAATCATCTGACAATGGTCAGCTAATTTGGAGGAGGTTTCTTTTGTACGAGGATCGGTCTTTTTGATAAAGTAGCTACTTGTCATGGTATACTCAAAGTTTTTTAAGCTTTTAGTGTACACGTAGTAGTCAGTAGCATCTAATACCATTCCCCAATCATATTCAGGATAAGTTTTAAAAAACCATACAAACTTATCTTTTAATTCATTCGGAGTTTGTCTAGCTAATTCTCCTGAAGGAAGTCTTTTAGCAGGAAACATTTCTCTGTATATTTTGACTTTATCCATGAAGTCTTCTCCTAAAACTTCTTTAGTTACTTTCTTTTTTGTTTTAATCAAAAAGGTTTCAAATTCATTAAGAATAAGTATTGCTGCTGGGCTTAGGTTGCCCTCTAAATCTATATAGCCTGCTTTTAGAGCCATTAGCTTTTCAGCTTCGGCATTAATTACAGTAGAAGGAATTATTTTCTCTCTACAGCAATCAAGAAAGTAAAGCTGGTTGGGCGTTATACTGTACGTCCGACAGGTATTCCATATCTGGTAACTCATAATCTTCTGAGGTTGTTTCTTTTTTGATATAATCTAAAATCATTAGATATTTTTCTCTGAATGCATCATTTGTTTCTGATAAATCTGCAAAAGTTTCACAAGAGTGTATAATGGTCGTATGATCTCTATTAAGTGATATACCAATACTTTTAAATGGGTAATTCATACGTCTTGCTATAAAGCTGTAAATGATACGTAGTTCTACGACTTCTCGGTATCTGTTTTTAGTTTCTAAATTCAGTTTTTTACCAAACTTGAAGGGTAAGAAAGGCTGAAATAATTCCTTTAAATGATCTAATGTCATCAGTTTTATATATCCATCATTTTCTTTATCCTCTATTTTAGTAAGGACAATTGGTTGATAGCCAACCTTATTGTAAAAGTTGGTTTTAAACTCCTCTATTAGCTTCTTTTCTAGTCTAGCTGCATATTGTGTTTGCGTCATATTTAATGGAAGATTTAGGTAAACAAAAATAGGTAAGTTCTACAATATTTTGTATATTATATTGTAGAGATTATACAAATTCTACATAATTAAAGTTTATTTATAAATTATATATAGTATGGCAAAGAAATTCTATGCCCAAACAGACAAGTTGGGGTTCCCTATTCCTGGTACTTTACAAAGTACTCCCTATGGTAAACTACCATCTGGTACTATTGAGATTCCTGCGGCTGATACAGTTGTAGGTGGGGGTACACAAGTTATTCAACCTGGCAAACTAAGATACTTTGTTGCAAAAGATCAAGGAGGTAATATTATACCTAACTCATTGATTATTAGTAAGATAAAGCCTAGCAGAGCTGTTTATGAATTCATACTTGTAAAGTAGTAATTAATGAAGCAACAAATAGAAGCATTCAAAGTCTGGATATTCCCTAGCCTGGTTTCTATTTTGGCTATGCTTATCTGGAGTGATGTCAGTACCATCAAATCTGATGTTAAAGCCTTAATGGCTCAGTCAAATATTGACAAAACACGTA